ATGAATATTAATGACCTTAATGCGGAGATAGCAAGGTGTGGTCTGACCATTCCAAAACTCGCTGAGCTAATAGGCTTGGACAAGAAAACGCTGTATTCTCGTATGAAAGGGGAAACTGCGTTCAAGCAGCCTGAGATCGCAAATATCTCCAAAGTGCTGAAACTTACGCAAGAAAAGATACTTGATATTTTTTTTGCAGACGCAGTTTCTTAAAGGAAACAAGCGATTAAAAAGGGGGTGATAAGAATGAACGAAAATCTTTCAACACTCAGTTTAGACGTTGAAAAAGGAGAATTAAAAGTCAACGGAAAAGATATGTCAGATGTATCGTACTTTAAGCTTGAATTTAATGGTGCTTGGTCACTGACTATATCTGAGGACTTTTACGTCAATGGCAAAAAAAGATCACCTGAAAATTCAGGTGATAAGATCAAGGGACAAATTTTGAAATAAGGTCAAGTACATCGGAAAGACCGTTTTTAAATCGGTTTTCCATATACACAATGGTCTGATCGAGAATATCAAAATCTCCGCCAATGTAAACTTTGATGTATCCATTTCTTGCGAGTTCCAATATGCAATCTGAAATGTCGCTGTCATACCATTTTGATAAGTCTTTATCGCTTTTATAAAAGTCAATTTCAAAACGACGTGATTCAGCCTTTGATTCACCATTTTTACGGCGTTCAAGGTACATTTTGTATATGTAACAAATGACCTTTTCAGAATCCTTTGTAATATTCATAAGTTTGCCTCCTTTCTTTGTAAGATATAGCCATTGTATCACAACTGAGGAGAAAATGCAACAAATGATTGAAGAGGGGATGTGAGAAGGTGGAACAGAAAATTACTGCTATTCCAAGAGGGTGTGACAATGCCAGAGTTGAACAGGTGATCGTAACAAGAGCCTTGAAAGGTGCAGGAACAGAAGATGACCCCTGTAGAGAGGTCATTCAGTATTGGACTCTTGACGGAGAGCTGATTGTAACAAGGTCACAATATGAGGAGGGCAAACGTTGAATTTGAAAAAGATAGCGTACTATCTCGGTATTGCGTTGTGTCTAGCAAGTCCGCTTGCATTCGGTATATGTATGCTAATAGGGCTTGACAACACAGTTCCGCTGTCGCTTATGATAACTAGCAATGTTTGCCGGATATGTTCGTTGGAAGCAGAAATGACAGAAAACACAATGAGGAGGTACAAAGGTATGAAACTGTACAAAGTCACAACAATAGACCAGTATCACGATAAAAGGGTGTTCACAGTAGCTGCAAAGAGTCAGTACGAGGCTCTGACAAAGGCAAGTGTTAGCCCTCGTGAAACTGTCTTTACAATCGAGGAGGTGGACTAAATGAGGTCACCTGACATTGAAATGGCAGTGCGGCTGTACTATGAAAAGCCCGAAATAACCAATGCGGATATCAAGGAGCTGTTCGGCACAGGTGAAACGCAGACTATCAAGATCAAGAAAGCTGTTAAGGCAGAAATGGAAAAGCGTGGCGTGAAGTCATGGCTGCCACACTCGGTCAATACCGAGATAGCCTACGAGGTGTGGGGCATTGATATCGACAACTTCGAGAAAAGGCTTAAAAAACTCCGCACGCTTTACGGAAAGGACGTGAGAAAATGATAGCCGTACTAGAGATAATCAGATGTGCCGCAGCGGTAGCGCTCTTGGTGGTGCTTACAATGTATGTAGCATACAGGTGGTATGTAAGCGTAAAAGAAACTGCCTACGAGGAAGCAGAGGAGAGCATAAAGCGTGCAGTGAGAGAAGCAGGCAGACCAGTGGTCAAGGTCGAAGTTGAAATGAAAGGAAAGTGGTAAAATGTTGTTCATAGTGGGTATCATAGCGGCAGCTATAGTGGTGCTGTCGGCACTGTATGGCGTCGTAGCGTTGATGATAGAATACAGACACTGGGAAAAGGAATTTGAGGAGGACGAAAACGATGATAGTGATGAGAGAGGTCTTTAAAAGGGACAAGCCCCTTGACAACGGCAGCGGAGCGGTCAATATCTGCGTGTTCCATTCAAATGTCAAGCCTGACGAATGCGGTGCGCTTACAGTAACGCCAACAAAGGACTACTGCCGTAGATGTGCATTCTACAAGACCCGTGAGGATTTTGACAGAGGGCTTGGCGATGCCGCAAGGTCGCTCCGTGAGAAAGGGATTGAACCTGTGAAGAAGATGGACTATGACGGCAGACAGTATATGAGCGTACAGCCGATAAGGGAGGATAAAGATGAATAAGGAATTTACAAACGAAGATATCATAAATGCGGCGAAACATTGTGCGACAAATGCTGACTGCGATAACTGCCCATTTTTCGCAACTTTGGAAATTGAGGGTTGCATTGAAACTTTCACACGATACATAGTGAACAACACAAAAAACGAGCCTGCACTGTCTGCCAACAGCACAAGCTCAGAGATATTGAAAAATATCAATTCAACACACCTTGATGATAGCACAAAAGAGCAGATTTGTCAAGCATACAAAACTGCTGATGAAGCTTGCTCAAATATACTTACTGTCTATGAGGGAATGTCAGAATGTGAGCAGAGAGCCTTTGATATCGGAGAGGCATACGGAAAAATATTCGACACAAGATGTAAGCTTGAAGAACTGAAAGGCGGTGACGGCAAATGAAAGGCTTACCGACACGCTGTATAGATCCTGTCATGAAGTGCTGTCAGGATTGCGCTTGGGGATATCGTGAATATGGCGATGACGTGGAATGCTCTGCCGACCTAGCAGGTTGTTGTTTTGAATGTGGTTGTACACTCGGTTTTGACCAAGGCAGACCTGAGGACGAACCGACAGAAAAAGAGCTAAAAGAGTTTGAAAAATGGTGTGAAAGGACAAGATAAAATGAACGAACTATCGGCAGAATATATCAAGGCGGCTGAGCTTGACCGCAGGATAAAAACCTCAGCTCAGCTTGCACAGCAGAGCCTTTACGATATGTGTATGGGCTTTAAGGAAATGAGGGACAGCAGGCTTTACAAGGAGCTTGGGTACTCTGATTTTGGGGATTACTGTGAAAAGGAAACAGGCTTTTCAAGAATGAACGTGTACAATTACATTAGAGTGGCTGAAAAATTACCGCAGGATTTTGTAAACTCGAGTTTACAAATCGGAGTTAAAAAGCTGACACTTCTTGCTAAGCTTTCCGATGAAGAGCGAACAGAGCTTGCGGAAAATATCGACCTTGAAAGCACTACTGTCAAGGAGCTCAAAGCAAAAATAGATATTTTGCAGAACGAGCGTGACAGAGCCATGGAGTCAAATGCAGAGGCAAGCCATCAGGTCTTTATGGCGGATAAAAAGGTGCTTGAAATGAAAAATAAGGTAACACAGCTTGAAGCCGAGATAAAGGACCTTGAGAGCCGTCCTATAGAGGTGGCTGTGGAAACGGACAGCAAAGAGGTGGCAAACCTTAAAGACGCTATGCGACGTGTTGACCTTGACTGGTCGGAAAAATATTCAAAGCTTGAAGAAGACAGCCTGAAAGACCGCAGAGAGCTTTTGCAGAAAGCTGAGCAGGCTGAAAAGGATAAGCAGGACAAGCTTTCACAGCTTCGTGAGGAGCTTGACAGAACTAAGGCGGAGTATGAGAAAAAGCTTTCGGGGAAGACAGAGATCACGTCAACGCAGGACGATAAAGCCATATTCAAGGCTTATCTTTCCACCGCTGTTGACAGCGTAACAAGGCTCGTGGGCTTTGTGAACGAGCATAATGACAGCGACAATTACGGACTTTTCACACAGAAAGCAAGACAGCTTGCGGATATAATCAATTCAACACTGGAGGTATAAAAATGAAACTTTATGAGCTTACAAACGATTTTCAGAGGCTTTTTGACAGCCTTGAAGATATGACGGAAAATGCCGAGCTTACGGCAGAGGAAAAGGCTGAGGCTGAAAAGGTGTGGTTTGATACACTTGAATGCGTTGAGGCTGAATTTACAGACAAGGCAGAGAACGTTGCGGCTTATGTCAAGGTGCTGAACAGCGAGGCGAAAATGCTTGAAGCAGAGGAGAAAGCCCTCAAAGCAAGACGTGAGCAGAAGGTCAAGCAGGCAGAGAGCCTTAAAGCTTATCTTATGAACAGTATGCAGAGGGTCAACCTTAACAAGATAGAGGGCGTTATGGCTAAGATAAGCATTACAAAGGGCAGGGAAAGCACCGAGATAACAGACCCGAAAGCCTTTGTGGAGTGGGCAAAGGTCAATGATGACAGCCTGCTGAAATACAAAGATCCTGACATAAGCAAGACGGCTGTCAAGGCGGCTATCGAAGCAGGCAGAGAGATCCCCTATGCGGCAGTTGTCCGCAGACCGGGACTGACCATAAGATAAGGAGGAAAAGAGAATGGGACTTGCGATACTTGTATTAGGCTTTTCAGGAAGCGGCAAATCTGCTTCCCTGAGAAATTTCAAAGAGGACGAGCTTGCACTTGTGAACGTGAACGGAAAACAGCTTCCGTTCCGCACACAGTTTATTTCAACGATACATACCGACAATTACGGTGAGATAGAACGCTTTATGAAAGCTCAGACGGCAAAGTCCATAGCCGTTGACGATAGTCAGTATCTTATGGTGAACGAGTTTATGCGCCGTGCAAAGGAAACGGGCTATCAGAAGTTCACCGACATTGCAAAGAATTTCTGGGAGCTTGTGAGAAGCGTTGAAATGCTTCCGGAGGACGTTATCGTGTATTTTCTCAATCACCTTGATACAGGCGAGGACGGCAGGCAGAAAGCCAAGACTATCGGCAAACTGCTTGATGAGAAGATAACTGTCGAGGGTATGTTCACAACTGTGCTTAAAACTGTTGTGGTTGACGGCAAGTATCTTTTCGCCACTCAGACGGACGGAACGGATACCTGCAAAAGTCCTATCGGGCTGTTTGACAGTATGTACATAAGCAACGATCTGAAGCTTGTTGATGAAGCGCTTAGGACATACTATCATCTTGCAGACGAACATATCTGCTCAGAGTGCGGAAAGACGATAATGTCAGACGGCAGGCGTACAGTTCAGCAGATAATAGACGGCTCGATGAAGAATTACGGCAAACAGCTTTGTATGAAATGCGTTCTGAAAAGGGTAAAGGCGGCGAAGTCCAATGAAACTGCGAACGTATCAGAATGAGCTGGTGGAGCAGGTAAGGCAGGCTTGGCGTGCAGGGTATAAAGCGCCCTGCATAGTCCTGCCATGCGGTGGAGGAAAGTCCTGCATTGTGGCTGAAATGGCAAGGCGAACGACCTTTAACGGTAAGAGAGTGCTTTTTCTCGTCCACAGACGTGAGCTTGTGGAGCAGATAAAAAAGACGTTTATCCGCTGGGGCGTTGATATGAGGCTCTGCGAGGTTGGTATGGTGCAGACTATTACAAGACGGCTTAAAAAGCTTGCCAGACCTGCCCTTATCATAACTGACGAAAATCATCACAGCCTTGCTCAGTCCTACAAACGCATATACGAATACTTTTCAGACGTGCCGAGAGTGGGCGTTACAGCGACTCCTGTTCGCCTTAATGGTGACGGGCTTGGTGACGTGAACGACAAGCTTATCGTTGGCGTATCTGCAAAATGGCTTATTGATAATAGCTGTCTTGCACCTTATGATTACTACGCTCCTGATGTTGCCGACCTTACAGGGCTTCACGTTTCTCACGGAGAATATATGGCGGCTGAGATAGAAAAAGCTATGGTGAAAAATACTGTTTTCGGCGACGTCATAAAGTATTACAAACAGTTAGCAAATGGCAAAAAAGCGGTCTGCTACTGTGCGTCAGTAAGACATTCTCAGCGGACGGCAGAGGTGTTTAATGACAACGGCATAAAGGCGGCACACATTGACGGCTCGACCCCAAAGGCAGAACGTGACAGCATTATCTCAGCTTTCCGCAGGGGAGATATAACTGTGCTGTGCAACGTTGACCTTATCTCCGAGGGCTTTGACGTTCCTGACTGCGAGTGTGCAGTACTCCTGCGACCCACCAAGAGCCTTACTCTTTACATTCAGCAGGCTATGAGATGTATGCGGTACAGACCTAACAAAAGAGCCGTCATAATCGACCACGTTGGCAACTATGCAAGGTTTGGTATGCCTGACGATGACAGGGAGTGGAGCTTGGAGAAAAAGCCGAAAGCTCAGCATAAAAAGCAGGAGCAGAGCGACAAGGTGAAACAATGCCCCGAGTGTTTCTATACTTTCTCTGCTCCTCCTGCGGGGGTGAAAGTATGCTGTCCTCATTGCGGATATGAGTTCCCCTCAGCCGAGAGAAAGCTTGAAACAGACAGCAGCGTGGGTCTTGTAAAGGTGGAGGGATTTAAGCTTGACTTTTCAAGTCCTGCCGATTGTCATACCTATCCCGAACTTTTGCAGTATGCAAAAAGTCACGGCTACAAATCAGGCTGGGCGTATTATCAGGCAAGGCAAAGGGGGCTTATAGGTTGACGGAAGAACACAGGATACAAAACGAGATACGCTGTGCGGTATCGCCCTACTGCACTGTCTTTCGTGTGAACGTGGGCGAGGGCAGAACAGTTGACGGCAGATATTTCACCACAGGTGTGCCGAAAGGTTTTTCAGACCTGTTCGGTGTAAGGCATAAGGACGGCAGAGCTGTCTTTATCGAAGTCAAAACAAAGTCGGGACGAGTTCGTCCCGAGCAGAAGAATTTTATAACAAAAATGCGTGAGTGCGGAGCATTGGCAGGCATATGCCGATCAGCAGAGGACGCAGTAAATTTACTAACGGGGGAATAAAAAATGGGATTTAAGTCAAATCAATCAGAGGCATTTCAGAACGGATTAAAGCCTGAGGGCGATTACGAGTGCATCATAACCGCTATCGAGGAACGCACAACAAAGAAAGGCTCTATGGGTCTTAACTTCACTCTCGTCATCAGAAATGACGTGCAGGGACAGAAATACGGCAACTCCTGCCTGTTTCACACCATATGGAAAAAGCATGAACCTAACGAGAATGATATGCAGGTGGAGGGCTACAACTTTGCTCAGCTTATGGCAATGGGCAAGGCGGCCAAGCTTCCTGACGGCAAGGAGTATGACAGCCTTAAAGCATACTGCACCGACCTGCTGAACAAGTGCATAAGGGTAGATCTCACACACGAGGAATGGAACGGCAAGGAGCAGGAACGCATTAATTTTGTCAACCCTACAAAGTATCCTGAGTGCAAGCATAAGTTTAAATCCTCTGCACCGAAGGCGGACAGCTTTGCGACTAAGCAGACGGGCTTTGCGCCTAAGACAAATACGCAGGTTGACAGCGCCATAGGCTCGCTTGAAGATTTTGAGGACGTGCTTACAGATGACGGCGTGCCGTTCTGATTTCTGAGAAAAGCGAAAAGTCATAGTGCTTTTGCATAAAAACGCAGACGATATTTTGTGCAAACAAATGATTTATGTTTTAATTTGGCAACATTTCTGCAATTGTTGCATTTTTAATGCAACTTTTTGGGTGTTTTTCGGGGATAAGTGAAAGGCTTTGACTTTTCAAAATTTATGTTAGGAGTTGGATATATGTACGAACAAATACCGCAGGAGCTTAAAACCCTGCCAAACTGGATATGCTGGGACGCTGTGCCTGATGAAAAGAGAGGGAAGATAAAGAAAGTGCCGATAAACGCACTTACAGGCGGAGGGGCTATGTCAAATAACCCCTCTACTTGGTGCGATTTCGATACGGCTGTGAGAGCCTCGGAAAAACATTCGGGCATAGGATTTATGTTCGGCGGCTGTCCGTATTTCGGTGTTGACATTGACGGCAAAGAGGAGGAGCTTGAGGCATACCAAAGGGGAGAGAACGGCAACATCATATCTGAATTTATCTCCACCCTGCAAAGCTATACTGAGATATCTCAATCGGGCAAGGGCATACATATCATATGCAGAGGAACACTCCCAAAGCGTGGCAGACGTAAAGGCTCAGTTGAGATGTATGAGGACGGCAGATTTTTCGTTATGACAGGCAACTCCTGCTCAGAATATGAGAGTATCGCAGAGTGTTCCGACAGCATAAAGCCATTGCACGAAAAGTATATAGGAGGCGGTCACGAGCCTGTGGCAAAGGCTGTTCCTGCTGTCAGACTTGACACCGCAGACCAGATAATCAAAGCTGCGGCAGGAGCAAAGAACGGCGGAAAGTTCGTGTCGCTCTACAGCGGAAGAACCGCAGGATATGCTTCGCAGAGTGAGGCTGATATGGCGTTCTGCTCAATGCTTGCGTTTTGGACAGGCTGTGACGCAGAAAAAATGGATATGATATTCCGCTCCTCTGGTCTTATGCGTGAAAAGTGGGACAGGGCGCAAAGCGGTTCGACCTATGGCGCACTCACGATCCAGAAAGCCATTGCCGATTGCGACAAGACCTATTCGCCAAAGTTCGCAGGGGGATTTTCTCTTAACTTCAAGTCGCTCTCTGAGCCGATTTCTGTGGGTGCTGTGGAGCAGGAAGAAGCCAAGCCAAGACTTTATTCATTTGACGATACAGGCAACGCAGAACGCTTTGTTGACCTTTTTGGTGAGCAGGTGAGATACTGTTATACAGACAAACGCTGGCTTTGGTATGACGGCAGAAAGTGGTGTACCGATATGACAGGCACAGTTAAACGCCTTGCAGATAAGGCTGTGGCTTGTATGGCGGCAGAGGCAAAGGTGTACGCTCAGCTTGACGCAGACGAGGGAACGGATATGGCAAAGGCTTTTGAAAAGCATATGAAGTCCTGCCGTTCTAACAAATCAAAGAACGCAATGCTAAGCGAGGTCATGCACCACGTTCCTGTTCTGCCTGCTCAGATGGACAGATTTAAAACTGTTCTCAATACCCCGGGTGGAGTTATCGACCTGCGAAGCGGCGGCATATCTCCTCACGACCCTATGACATATCTGACGAAAATGACAGCCGTTGAGTATTCAGAGAACGCCGATTGTCCTCGCTGGCTTGCCTTTCTTGACGACATTTTCAGAGGAGATAAAGACCTTATCAGATACGTTCAGAAAGCTGTGGGATATTCCCTGACAGGCTCGACCACCGAGCAATGTGCGTTCTTTCTATACGGAACAGGACGAAACGGCAAGTCAACTTTCATTGATATCATAAGGGATATTTTCGGGGACTATGCGGCAAATATCCAACCTGAAACTATTATGGTGCGTTCAAATCAGAGCACCGCCATAAACAGCGACATCGCAAGGCTCAAAGGTGCAAGGCTCGTGACAAGCGTTGAGCCTAACGAGGGTGTTCGTATCAACGAGGGTCTGCTCAAACAGCTTACAGGCGACGATACTGTTACGGCAAGAAAGCTTTACGGCGACGAGTTCGAGTTCAAGCCTGAGTTCAAGCTTTGGATGGCGACAAACCATAAGCCTGTCATCAGAGGAACGGATACGGGCATATGGCGAAGAATTCATATGATACCCTTCACTGTGCAGATCCCCGAAGAAAAGATAGACCGCAGGCTGAAATACAAGCTGTCGGCGGAGCTTACGGGCATATTCCGCTGGGCGGTCGAGGGCTGTCTGCTGTGGCAGAAAGAGGGGCTTAAAATGCCTCGTGCCGTCCTTGAAGAAGTGAGGGAGTACCGCCGTGAAATGGACGTTATCTCTGCATTTGTTGAGGATAAGTGTACTATAGGCAAGGGTCTGAGCGTTAAGTCAAGTCAGCTCTTTGCGGCATATCTTAACTGGGCTGAGCAGAACAATGAATATCGTATGAGTTCAACAAAGTTCGGTATGGAGCTTGCAAAACGCTTTGAGAAAGTAAGAACAAGGGGCGGTATATACTTCAATGGACTGTCGCTTGATAATGTGTAAATAATTGTAAGTGTGTAGGGTTGTGTAGGGTTGAAGGGGCTTTCTAACCTTTCGTATTAGAAAATAAAAAGAATATATATAAAGAAAGAGTTCTTTAAAAAGGGTGCAAACCCTTCACAACCCTTCACAGAGGGGGGATAATCATTAAAACAGATTTCAAAAGAATGTCACAAGAAGAATTTGCACGATATGAAGATATGGCGATAGACGGCAGGCTCATCTATGACGAGTATCCTGCTGAGGAATATAAGTATTTCTCGCAGTTATCAAGACTTGGCTACAAGAACAGGCACGAGGGGTGGTCAAAAGAGATATGCGAGGACAAGCAGGCGGAATACAAGCGGGAATATCTTCATAGCAAAGAGCGAAACGGCAGGTTTTTTAGACAAGCCTGCATAATGCAGGAGAATATCCGCAGAGGGCAGACAACGGTCTGGAAGATAAACAAAACGCAGGACAAGGAAGAAAAGCTCAAATACGCATTGCAGGCACTGGAACTGATACTCTGCGACGAGGGGCTTGCAAAACATAACGGCGTAAACATACCTGAATATGCAGGCTGTGAATACTGCAATGGAGTGACAGAGTGGAGCGAAAAGCTTGGTGCAGACGGCAAGGAAGTCCGCTTTGAGTTCTGTCCTGTTTGCGGAAGAATGATCGAGGAGGGATAAAGGTTGACAGCAGAAGAATATTTGAACAAGCTGGTGGATATAGACAAGCGTATATCGGCGATAAGGCGTGCCATAGAAAAATGCTATGCAAGGGCTGAGAGTACATCGCCGCAAAACTCCGATATACCGCCCAGCTTTACAGGCGGCACGTCAAGAAAGATAGAAGACAGTGTTGTGATGATAGCGGACTATAAGACGGAGCTTGAAACGCTTTGCAAAAGTTACGAACAGATGTCATACAATGTATTGTGTATCACGGACAGTATGCCTGACAGCAGACTTGCGGCGTTGATAATCAACAAATACATAAACGGAATGTCATGGGAACGAACAGCTGAGGCTCTTGACCGTGAGGCAAATTATACTCGCAAGGTGCTTGGTCCAAATGCGATAAAAATGTTCAAGAAATTTTATCAGACGCCCGAAAAAGCCCTTGTATCACCCCTGTCAAGAGAGTATAATGATAATATGCCATAACGGCAAAAAATTCTTTGCGGACCTCCATAAAAAAGTCCGACGGGGCGAAAGCTCCGTATGCAGGTTGAGAGCGAGCCACCGCTCAGATCTGCTCCAACATTTACTTAACTCCTTATAATATATTTGCGAGAGGCACTCCTATGGGGGTGTCTTTTGCGTTTAGTACTTACAAATTCGTAGAAACAATGATCAAAAGCATTGACAAAATGAATTTATTTATGGTTAATAAATTCATATAAGCTGAAATATTTTCATATCTATATGCATATGACAGATGTATTTTAAAACTTATGGTTGACAACACTACGGCATTATGGTATAATATATAAGATTATTGCAATTAAAAATTGCGATGGTTAGACACAATGATTGAGAGTGTACAATAAGTAGTAAATAAAAAAAGAAGGCAGTTGGTGGCTACCTTCTTTTTGGGGCTTGTCTTATTTTGAATTAAACATCAAGTTAGTGATAACTGCTATGATTACATCAATGGTTGCTTCTGGGAAGATACGCAATGTGAAACAAATCACTAGTGTAAGAATAGACACTTCAAGCGAGCTATACATCCTACTACTCGATGAGCGGTTGTTTCTATCGCTCATATTATACACTCTCCTTTCTTGGTATTATTTTCTTTTAAAACTTGTCCTATTGCCTCACATTTAGTTCGGCTTGGTTTTAAATTGGTTATAAAAAAAGTACAAGTGGAAATACACTCCCACTTGTACTAACTTGCAACTCGAATACTGTGTCAAACAGTTGCTAAGTGATAAAGTTTGACACAATTTGGCTATTTGTGTGCAACAAAAATATAGTAGGATGTAGGTGCGATATATTCAATATCATTTTGAGTATTAACATTCTGATTTCCTCGTCAAATTTAAGGGCTTATTTTTTACAGTCTAGTCGCCATTTGTTATTTAAATTACGGTTGGTTTATTTTATTTGCAGTGTACTGCCATCCATGTATTATACATGGATTTTTATTATACATGGATTTTTTGGCCTTTTTATAAATAATATATTAACATTATTTAAAGAATTGTCAGTTGGTTGAAATTTAACTTTTCATTAAATTTATATTTGTCGGTTTTATTATATCAGAGTATTTCCGTTAATATTGCGAAAATGAGTTTGGTAGCTTACCAGGCTCATTTTTTTTATAAATAAATTAGTTAATCGAGGTGAGGTGAATGCCGAATGAACAGAATTTAATAGTTCCAAGCTCGAGTGAAGCTCGAAAAAATGGTGCAAAAGGCGGTAAAAAATCAGGCGAAGTCCGCAGGCGTAAAAAGACTATGAAGCAGGTAATGGACTTCCTGCTTGAACAGCCTGCCAATACCAGAGCGGACTATGAGTTCCTCGTTGAGCAGGGCATTGACCTTAACAGCCTTGACCCTGACTTCATAAATAATATGCTCCTCGTCAATGCGGCTCTTATGGCAAGGGCAAAGCAAGGGGACGTTGCGGCGGTGAAAGAGCTGCGTGACATTATCCGTGATGACGATATGCTCAAGCATAAGATAAAATACGATAACGCAAGGCTCAGGCTTGAAAAACAAAAGCTTGAGCCTGTTTCTGTGCCTGATAAGGTGTACAGCGGTATCCCTGCGAGCCTTGTTGCTCCTGCGTTCTCGCCTGTCCTGTTCGATATTGCAGAGCAGGAACATTCCGAGTATGTTTTCCCTGGCGGACGTGGTTCGACTAAATCTTCATTCTGCGGTCTGAACGTTATCGACCTGCTGATGAAGAACGAGAATATGCACGCCTGCGTCCTGCGTGCTGTGGCGAATACTCTTAAAGACAGCGTTTATTCTCAGATACTCTGGGCAATATCTGCACTTGGTCTTGATGATGAGTTTGCCTGCACAAAGTCGCCCCTTGAGATCACACGCATTTCAACAGGGCAGAAAATATACTTTCGTGGTGCTGATGACCCGTACAAGATGAAGTCTATCAAGTCTCCTTTTGGCTATATCGGCATCGTGTGGTTTGAGGAGCTTGACCAGTTCGGCGGTGAAGAAGCTGTGCGAACGATAGAACAGTCTGTTATAAGAGGCGGCGAGAGAGCATATAAGTTCAAGTCTTTCAACCCTCCGAAGTCAGCTCAGAACTGGGCGAATAAGTACATCAAAGTGCCGAGAACGGACAGACTCGTTACCGAAAGCACTTATCTTACTGTGCCGAAAAAGTGGCTTGGCAAGCCTTTTCTTGATGACGCCGAATTTCTCAAAGAAACCAATCCCACTGCCTATGAGAACGAGTATATGGGCATTGCAAACGGCACGGGCGGCAATGTTTTCGATAACGTCCTCATAAGAGAGATTACCGACGGCGAGATAGCACAGTTCGATAACATCTATAACGGCGTTGACTGGGGCTGGTATCCAGACCTTTACGCTTTTGTCAGGGTGCATTATGCCCCTGCTCAGCACACGCTGTTCATATGGCAGGAGTACACCTGCAACAAGACCAAGAACATTGATACCGCAAAGCATTTGCTGGAGCTTGGTATCACGGCAAACGATCTTATCACCTGCGACAGTGCAGAGAATAAGTCTGTTGAAGATTACAGAGCATACGGCTTGCTTGCGAGAGGTGCAGAGAAAGGTCCTAACAGCAGGGAGTATTCATATAAGTGGCTGCAATCTCTGCGAAGTATCGTTATAGATAACAAGCGTTGTCCTGTGGCTTGCGAGGAGTTCATCAACTGCGAATATGACAGAGATAAAGAGGGCAACGTTATAAGCGGCTATCCAGACGGCAATGACCACGTTATCGACGCCGTTCGGTATGCAATGGAAAGAGTATGGAAAAGGCGGGGTCAGTAAGCTATGGGCATTATTTCAAAAATAAGGGAGTGGATAAGCAGAATGCTTTCAAAGTCAGATATAAAGGGCGTTTACGGCATTGATATCGCCGTGACGGACAGTATGATAAGAGCTATCGACAAGTGGGACAGAATGTATGCAGGCAATGCAGCACCCAAGGGAGTTCACTCTCTGCGGCTTGAACACGCTGTTGTGAGGGAGTTTGCAAACACGGCTATCAATGAAATGACCCTGAAAGTTTCCAACGATAAGCTTGATGCCATAATGAAAAACGCTCTTGAAAACCTCAACAAAAATCTGCAAAGAGGTCTTGCAACAGGAGCAATGATAATAAAGCCGCTGGGTGCTGATAAGGTGCAGTATGTTCCGCAGTCGCAATTTATTCCTGTGGAGTATGACGTGAACGGCAGACTTATAAAGGTCATTTTCCCTGAGATAAAACGCATGGGCGATAATGATTACCGCATAAGGCTTGAATATCACGCTCTGGACTATGAAAAAGGGCTGACTATCACAAACAGGGCTTTTCGCTCCAATGACGGCGTGTCTCTTGGTGCTGAGATACCTCTCACGGCTGTTTCAGAGTGGGCGGAGCTTATCCCTAAGATAGCCTATCCCCTTATGCTGCGACCCTCTTTTGGCTATTATGTCAACCCTATCGACAATACAGTTGATGGTTCACATTCTGGCGTATCGGTGTTCGCAGGGGCGGAAGAAGTCATAAGAAAAGCTGATATCCAGTTTGGCAGGCTCGATTGGGAGTTTGAATCAGGAGAGCGTGCCATAGACGTTGACGAGGCTGTGCTAAGACCTGTTACAGACCCGTTCACAGGTAAGAAACGTGCAGAAATGCCAAAGCTCAATGAACGGCTTTTCAGAGGGGTAAACGTGTCGGCTGGCACGAGCGGTGACTTTTATCACGAGTTCTCACCGCAGTTAAGGCAGGCTGATTTTATCGCAGGACTTGAAGAATACAAGCGTGAGATAGAGTTTGCTGTGGGGCTGTCCTATGGGGATATCTCAAACCCACAGACAGTTGATAAGACGGCAACGGAGATAAAGTCCTCAAAGCAGAGAAAGTTCGATACTGTCACGGCGATACAGAATAATCTCCGTGTCTGCCTTGAAGACCTGTGCTATTCGCTGGCGTTTTATAATGGGCTTACTCAAAGCGGTTATGAGCTGTCTGTGAACTTTGAGGACAGTATCCTTGCTGATGATGAAACAAAGCGTGCAAGCGATCGTCAGGACGTTTCTATGGGCATTATGCCACTGTGGGAATACCGAATGAAATGGTATGGTGAGGACGAGGAAACGGCTAAGAAAATGACCTCCGACAGCACCGCAGAGGTGATAGAATAATGCTCAAAGCAAGCGAGATAGAGCGAGTTTCAATGGCGCTTGACAAGCCACTGCGTGACCTTGAAATGCAGATAATGGAGGACATCGTCCGCAGGATAAAGATAAACGGCGAGATAACACGTTCGGCGGATTGGCAGATATACAGGCTTCACGAGCTTGGAATGAGTAAGCGTGAGATAAAGAAAGCCATAGCCGATAACCTTGACCTCTCCCAAACTGAGATAAAAGAGCTGTACAATGATATCCTGCAAAAAGGCTATGAATGGGACGATAGCATATACAAGACCAAAGGCAAAGCACGGATACCCCTTGAAGAAAATGAGGGTCTGCAAAGGCTGCTGTCGGCGGTATCGGAGCAGACTTCGGGGGAGCTTAAAAACATATCTCAGTCACTCGGATTTGCAGTAAAACAGCCTGACGGCAAGCTGAAATTCACGCAGGCGGCTGACTTCTATCAGCAGAACCTTGACAACGCCATAATGGGCATAGCGAGCGGAGCGTTCGACTATAACACGGTCATAAAGAAAGTCATTTCGGATATGACGAACTCAGGTCTGCGTACTGTGGACTATGCCACAGGCTGGAGCAACAGGGCAGACGTAGCCGCAAGGCGTTCGGTGATGACAGGGCTTTCACAGCTAACCGCAAAAATGAATGAGGACAACGCCAAAGAGCTTGGCACAGACTATTTTGAAGTCACTTGGCACAGCGGAGCAAGACCCTCTCACCAAGAATGGCAGGGCAAGGTCTACAGCAAAAAAGAGCTTGAAACTATCTGCGGTCTTGGTACTGTGACAGGTCTGTGCGGAGCGAATTGCTATCACGATTATTACCCCTTTATCCCCGGCATATCTGAGCGTTCCTACACAGATGAGGAACTTGCACAGATGAATGCAGAGGAGAACAAGCCTGTTAAGTACGGCGATAAAGAGTACACAAAGTATGAAGCTTTACAGCGGCAAAGAAAGCTTGAAACTGCAATGAGAGCTCAGCGACAGAAAATACATCTTCTTGAAGAGGCAGGCGCAGGCGAGGAAGATATCATCAACGCACGCTGCCGATATCGTGGCACTTCCCAGGAGTATACAAGGTTTTCAAAATCAATGGGTCTGCCCCAACAGCGAGAGCGTGTGAACGCCGACGGACTGGGGAATATGGGGGTGGGAAAAACCAAGATAGACTTGACGCAAAAAGATTATAGTGATATAATTGATATGAAAGGTAAGATGTCTGATATAGACGTGCGAAAGTGGTATAGACACCATAACAAAAATATCCCTCAGCTTATCGACAAAAGCAAGTCTATTGAAGAACAGGCAAGGCAAGCTTGTGAACTGCGTAACAAGTATCGCTTTCAGGCAAGAGAGTTAATGGAAAATCAAAAAGCTCGTAAAACCCTTGACCAGACCGACCCTATCATTTCTTTTGAAGACTTGGTGTCAGATAAAATGGCACGAAAAAACATGAGCAGAGAAGAAGCTGTAGCAGACACTTTGAAGACCGCTGTAAAAACACGAAGATCAGTAGATAAAAGGTATGGATTGGATGATCAGCAATGAAAAAATATGAATACAATATTTGCACGGCTGCGGACAAAGAAATTTTTGAAAAGCAATGTGCGGCATTGGAAAAGCATATCCCAGGCATTGAACGGTCCGATATGCTGACAGATGTTGACGGCTCACAAACGCAGATATATGAATTAAACGGAAAGAAGATAATCGTACACAACAGTTATTATATTGACGCTGTGTACATTGATTCAGAAGTTGAACTTACAGAGTATTTCAAACGATAACTTTACCGCTTGACTAATGTCGGGCGGTATTTTTATACCCAAATATCGGAACTAAGCACCTTAACGGGTGCTTTTTTTCATACCATTTCGTCCTTGATATGACGTTAAACTGTCAGACTTTCACACCGCAGACAGAGCGGTATATAAGCTATGTAGAAAGGACAAACATATGAAAAACATTTTTGAGATCCTTGCCGCTCTGGGTATCGTTATCCCTGAGGACAAGAAACAGGACATCACAAAACAGGTGGCAGAGAATTATAAGACTGTGGCTGAGTTTGAAAAGGTGAAAAGCCGTCTTGAGGTGGAGCGTGATAATTATAAGGACAGCCTTGATACCGCACAGAACTCTCTCAAAGAATTTGAGGGCGTGGACGTCAAGGAGCTTAACGGCAAAGTCGCACAGCTCACCGCTGACCTTGCTAAGAAAGATACCGAGTATCAGGCGAAGATATCTGATATGGAGTTTGACGCTACCCTTGATAACGCTATCTCGGCAAGCAAGGCAAGAAACGTCAAGGCTCTTAAAGCTTTGCTTGATGTGGAAACTCTCAAAGCTTCCAAAAATCAGGCTGAGGATATCAAGACGGCTATCGAGAACGTGAAGAAAGATAACGATTATCTTTTTGAAAGCTCCGAGCCTATCAAGAACCCGGTCGCTCCCACAGGCACGCCTGCCGCAGGTGAAGTGAGTAAGGAAACCTTTGCAAAAATGGGGTATATGCAGAGGTTGGAACTTAAACGAACAGACCCCGAAAAATACGAACAGTTGAAAGGATAGGATATTATGAAAATGACAAATGGCATTAGAATTTCTATGCAGTATTTCGCAGGGCAGACAAAGATCACCGACCTTATCGATCCTGAGGTAATGAGTGATATGATCGACGCAAAGATAGAGTCTAAGATAACTGTATCTCCCTTTGCGAAGATAGACAGAACGCTCGTTGGCGTGCCTGGCGATACTATCACAGTGCCACAGTACAAGTATATCGGCGACGCAGTTGATGTTGCAGAGGGCGTTGAAGCCGAAACTGTCAAGCTTGAAACAGACTCCACTCAGGCTAAGGTAAAGAAAGCCATGAAAGCGGTGGAGATAACTGATGAAGCACTTCTCAGCGGCTATGGCAATCCTGCGGGTCAGGCGACTTCACAGCTTGCAATGTCTATCGCTTCTAAGGTGGACGCAGACAGCATGGACGCACTTATGAAAGCTCAGCTCATCTATGACGGCTCGGCTTCTGTTATCTCTTACAGCGGCATTGTTGACGCTGTTGACAAGTTCAATGAGGAGCTGAACACCGAAAAGGCTATGTTTATTAATCCTCATCAGAACTCACAGCTTAGAAAGGACCCGAACTTTATTTCTGCAGATAAGTATGACGGCAATGTGATCATGACAGGCGAGATAGGCAAAATAGCGAACTGCCGTATTGTTCCGTCAAAGAAAGTTTCACTTAACGAGGCTATTCCAGAACAGTATGTGAGAGTTGACAGCGATGCAGAGGGTGCAAAGGAAGTTGTTGCGGACAGCACAGCTTCACCAACTGCTTCACAGATAAAGCTCGGCTCAGTAACGCCTTGTGCAGATGGCTACACTCCAAAGGTGGGTGACTATGTTGTAAAGAACGCCGCTGTTAAGGCTGGCACTTTCTACATATGCCCTATCATCAAGCTCAACGCTGATACTGAAACAGAGGACGAAACATCAGCTCTGACTATCTACCTCAAGCGTGACACCAACGTTGAAACAGAGAGAAGAAGCACAAAGCGCTGCACAGATATATCTGCTGACAAGCATTACACTGTGGCTATCTCAGATCAGTCAAAGGTAGTGCTTGCAAGATTCAAGAAGTAAAGAGGTGCGGCAGTATGAAAGCATATGCAAGCGAGAGCTATTATATAGGCGTTTATCTTTGCGGCAGAGAGCCTGACATATCTGCCGCTTTTGACTTCTATGCAATGCAAGCCACAAGCCTTATGAAGCAATATACCCTTGACAACGTTGACGAGAACGATATTCCCGAAGAAGTGAAAATGTGCTGCTGCGAGCTTGCGGAGAATATCTTCAAGGCAGAGCAGGAGGGCGGCACTCAGGGGGTATCTTCCGAAAGCGTCGGGGGCTGGTCAAAGTCATATGAAAGCACGGAAGTCCGCAGGCAGAACGCTGACAGAGCCGTTCACGATATCGTGTACAAATGGCTCAGCGGAACAGGGCTGCTTTACAGAGGGGTGAGGTAAATGCTTGCAAACAGCGATTGCACGGTGTATCTTTTCGACAAGCAGACAGGGGGATTTGTGCGGAAGTATGCAGAGAAAGTTTACTGGTGTGAGAATAAGTCGGGAAGTATCGTGAAAAGCGGTATGCAGACCTCAGACAGCACAAGGGTGTATTTCTATGATGATAATGCACCGAAAACCCCTGCAAAGGATATGCTTGTGAGAGGAAAATGCGAGTTTGAGTTCGATAATCAAACGCCGCAGAGCATATCTGAGAGCATGAAAATCTTCCGTGCGGAGTATGACTTTGTTACGGTAATGAGCATTGATGATTATATGTTCGGCGGTCTGCCACATATGGAGGTGAGCGTGAAATGAAGATAGGTCAGCCTATGGACAGCAGGGCTATCACTTGGGATAAGTCCTTTGCAGGCAAGTATTCAGAACGCTTTGATAAGGCTCAAAAGTTCATTGACGCCGAGTGCATAAGGCATATGGTGAAGTATACACCTACCCTCAGCACGAATCTGAGAAAGTCTGCCACAAGAGGCACGAAAATAGGCAGCGGCAAGATACAATATCTTGCACCTTACGCACGCTATCAGTATTACGGCAAGCTTATGGTATCCTCTGTTACAGGCTCGGCATACGCCCGACAGGGTGAAAAGAAAGTGCTGACGGACAAAGACATTGTTTACAGCACTTTTAAAGAGCCACTTGCCGGTAAGCTTTGGTTTGAGCGAATGAAAGCCGACAAGAAACAGCAGATACTCAGAGGAGCGGCGGCGATAATGGGAGGCAAAGCGAAATGAACATAATCGAGCTTGTGAAAGATATCTTGCAGCAGTTCCCGAAAATATCGGAGGTTTGCAACGATATCCATATCGACTTTACCGATGATACGCCAACAAATTACGGCTTGTCCTCAACAGGCGACAGCCTTATAAGCTCTGATATTCTGGGCGGACAGACAAGACAGCATAACTTCATTCTCTATGCGGTGTATCAGTCTATGAACGACTTTGACAGAATGTCAAACAGCGGTGTGCTGCTTGAATTGCAGATGTGGCTTGAAAGCTATGCAGACAAGCATAGAGATACCACGTTCACTACCATAACAGAGGGTGAGGAAAGGACAGGCGTTCTTGAAAAGCTCACCTGTGCAAACGGAATGATATACGCAATACCAAATGAAAACACGAACGATACTGTGCAGTATCAATTGCAGATAGCGGCACAGTATCAGATATAAAAGGAGGAAAACATATGCCTGATTATTCATACAAGAGCGGAAAGCTCAACAGAAGTCATCTTCTGCATTATCTTGACACTACATTCGCAGCGGTCGCCTCATCACCAAGCTGGTATCTTCTCGGCAAGGACGTTGAGGACGCAAGTGTGGCACTCAATCCTGACACTTCCACAAAGAAGAATATCCTTGATGAAACCACAGTTGAGGACAACGGCTATGAGCCTGAGTTCGACCTTGACACATTCTATGCAAAACCCGGTGACGCACTTTACGAAAAGCTCAAGGATATCATGATGAATCGTCTTACCGGTGACGCCTGCAAGACAAGCGTGCTTGAAGTCATCGTTGACAAGACCACGGGTGCGTATGACGCTTGGACGGAAGATATCATCGTCAAGCCGCAGTCATATGGCGGACCGCAGGGTGGCGTAAATATCCCATTCAACTGCACCTTTGCAGGAAACAGAGTGAAAGGCTCTGTCACCTTTGCGGCAGGCGTGCCAACGTTTGCAAAGACTACGGAAGAATAAACTATATGACAAACATATGAAAGCACTTCGTTCAGAGCGGAGTGCTTTTTGTTTGCCATAATACAGAAAGGACGATAGAAATGTCAATGCAGTCAATAGATTTTAACAGCGGCAATTACAAAGAGTACGCTATAAACGGTGACGAGAACAGAGTGATAAGGATAAACGTGTCAGACGTTGGTATCATCACAAGGATACAGGACGCTATGAGCAAGGCTGACAATATCGCAGAAGAAGTGTCAGAACGTGAGAAGAACGAGGACAGAACTCAGCTTCTCAAAGAGTATGACCAGCGTGCAAGAGAAATGGTCAATGACATATTTGGAAGCAATGTGTGTACGGCGGCACTGGGCGGCATAAATGTATTTTCTATGGGTTCAAACGGCAAGCCTGTGCTTTTCAATTTCCTTGAGGCACTCCTTGCGGTGGTGGTGCAGGAGATAAAGTCAGCACAGACGGCGGCTCAGATAAAGCTTGATGAAAAGGTGGAGAAGTACACCGCACCTGTTATCGCTCATCAACATATTGCTCAGCCTGCGGTCAACGTGGCGGAGCTTTCTGACGAGGACAAAAAGGCTCTGCTCAAGGAGCTGCTGAAATGATAGGCAGTTTGCCAACAGCCCTTGAAATAGACGGCAGAGAGTATGCCATACGCTCAGATTTTCGGGTCATACTGCGGATCTATTCAGCCTTTGCAGACCCCGAACTTGACGAGCGTGAAAAGTGCTATGTGTGTCTTAAATGCCTTTACGCTGAGGATATCCCACGAGAGCATTTGCAGGAGGCTGTCAACAAGGCTTATTGGTTTGTGGGCGGTGGAGATGTTCCGCAGGAGAGCGTTCAGCCTGCAAAGACTATTGATTGGGAGCAGGACGAGAGTATTATTTTTCCTGCGGTGAACAAGGCGGCAGGCTTTGAAACGAGGACGGTAAAATATCTTCATTGGTGGACTTTTCTTGGCTATTTCAATGAGATAGGCGAGGGGCTTTTTTCGTCTGTTATAGGCATACGGCAAAAGCTTAACAAGGGCAAAAAGCTTGAAAAATACGAGCAGGAGTTTTACAGAAACCACCGCAATATGATAGACCTTAAACGAAAGCTCTCAGCAGAAGAGCAGAGGGCTGAAAACGAGGACAAAGAGTTTCTGAAACAACTGACGGGAGGTGAATGACAATGGCTGACGGGTGTTTGAATTTTGACACCAACATAAACAGCGATGGCTTTGAAAAGGGCTTGAAAAGCCTTTCCGATATGGTGGGGGATATCAAGCCAAAGCTTAAAAGCCTTGCAATGGCTGTGACGGCAGCATTCTCCGTCAAGAAGCTTGTGGACTTCGGCAGGCAGTCCATAGAAACAGCCTCAGACCTTGCGGAAGTTCAGAACGTTGTTGACACGGCTTTCGGAGAGTCCAAGCAGAAAATGGAGGACTTCGCTGACACGGCTGTTAAGACCTACGGCATTTCAAAGCTTACCGCAAAGCAGACGGGCTCAAACTTCATGGCGATGGCGGCAGGAATGGGGCTTGCCAATGACAGTGCAAGCGATATGGCGATGGCTCTTACAGGGCTGTCGGCGGATATGGCTTCATTTTATAATGTCGGTCAGGACGTGGCAAGCACGGCTCTGAAATCAATTTTTACAGGCGAAACTGAGACCCTCAAACAGTTCGGTATCGTTATGACGGACGCCAACTTGCAGGCGTATGCGCTTTCAAAGGGTATAACGAAGTCAACTGCCGATATGTCGCAGGCTGAAAAAGTCCAGCTGAGATACAATTACGTTATGTCGCAGACGGCTCTTGCTCAGGGGGACTTTGCAAAGACTTCTGACAGCTGGGCGAACCAGACAAGAATACTTTCTGAACAATGGAAAGAGTTCGGAGCAACTATCGGCACTGTGCTGATGAACGTTCTTCTGCCTGCTGTCAAGGCGATAAACAGTCTGCTTTCACAGCTCATAGCTTTGGCACAGGGGGCAGCGAGGTCACTTTCAGAGGCGTTCGGTTTTGAACTAAGCAACAGTGCAGACGAGGCTCAAAGCATAGTGAAAAGCACCTCTCAGGCGGCGGATAATTACAGCGATATAGCCGACAATGCACAACAGACTCAGGAGGCACAGGAAGGCTCTCTTGCAAGCTTTGACCAGATGAACAAGCTGAATGATGAGAGCAAGTCAGACAGCACTGGGGCCAGCGGAGCTGGGGATATAATGCAGCCTTCCGGAACTAGCGTTGAGGTGGATACGGGAAAGGCAGAAAGTGACGTATCTGCTTTGGCGGACAGCCTTAAAAAGAAATTTGAAACTATGTTTGAGCCATTGCAAAAAGCTTGGGATAAATGCGGCAATGGGCTTGTTAAATCAATGAAGTCCAAATGGACAGAGATAGGCGGTTTGTTATCTGATGTCGGAAAATCATTTGCTGAGGTGTGGTCTAATGGAACAGGTCAGCGAATAAGTGAGGACTTGTTGGAAATATGGACAAACATAAATAATACGATAGGAAGTATTGCTAAAAATCTGCGTACAGCCTGGAATGAAAATAACATTGGCACAAGCATAGTTCAAAACATAGCCAATGCCTACGAGGCTATGTTCAGGCACACCAACGATATAAGCAAAAAGATATCAGAATGGGCTGATGAGGTGGATTTTACACCTATTCTTACGGGTTTTAATGAATTAACAAAAGCCATTGCTCCAATCAATGATGATATAGGAAGTGGTCTGTCATGGCTCTTTGATAATGTTCTGCTCCCTATGGCGAGCTGGACCATTGAGGACGCTATACCTACATTTTTAACTACTCTAGCTGATGTTTTAGAGGGGTTAAGAAGCGTTTGGGAGACGGCAGCTCCTGTGCTTAAAGAAAAGCTATGGGACGAATTTTTGCAGCCAATAGCAAAATGGTCGGCAGGTGCTTCGCTTACCATTCTCAAGTGTTTAGGCAAGGCTTTCAGAACTATATGTGAAAGCGTAGATGGAAAGAGTATCGAGGTTCTTGTTGACTTAGCAAAGGCGATGACCGCTATTTATCTTGCGGCTAAAGGAAAAGATCTGATAGAAAAATGGGGCAAATCATTATCTGGACTTGGTACTGTTTTTCAAGACAAGTTGAAAGCTTTGGATAAACCTATAACAGCTTCGGCGACAGAGGGAGGCACTACATTCGCAACAAAATTTATGTCAGTTGTCGGTGCAGCTATTGCAGGATGGGAAATAGGAACAATGATCCGTGACGCCATAGGTCAAGAAAATCTTGATGAATTTTTCTTTCCTATCTTTGACGCTGTTGTTTCGGTTTGGAACTCAATAACAAACTTCTTCACAGAAACAATACCGTCGTTTTGTGAAAGTATAAAAGAAACTTTTCTCGGCTATGCCACATTTTTCTCTGACATATGGCAGGGGATAAAAGATATATTCAGCTCTGTCACTGAATGGTTTACTAATATCTTTGAAAGTGCGTGGAATGGCATAGTTTCAGTATGGTCAGGTACAGTAAACTGGTTTTCAGATGTGTGGCAGGGCATAAGAGCTGTATTTTCGTCAGTCGGGTCGTGGTTTGGAAATATTTTTTCGTCAGCTTATGACGGAATTAGGAAAGCATTTGCTACTACGGCAGAGTTTTTCAGAAATTTATGGGTAGCCATAAAAGCACCATTCAAAAAGGTTGCTGATTGGTTTAAGGATATATTCTCTAAAGCTTGGCAGGCTGTCAAAGATGTATTTAGCACAGGTGGAAAAATATTTGACGGAATAAAAGAGGGAATAGCAGGAGTTTTCACAACAGTAGTTAATGGTCTTATAGGGGGAATCAATAAGGTCATTGCTGCTCCGCTGGAATTTCTGAATGGCATTTTAAATGACATTCGTGATATTGAGATTGCTGGTTTTACGCCTTTTGATGAGATGTGGGGATATGACCCTATAACTATTCCTGAAATACCCAAACTTGCCCAAGGTGCAGTAATACCGCCGAATTCTGAATTCCTTGCAGTTCTGGGCGATCAGAAGCGTGGTACGAATATCGAGGCACCGCTGGATACTATCACACAGGCTGTTTTGCAGGCTCTTGTGTCTTACGGCGGAGCAGGCGGAAATCAGAAGATAAGCGTTACCATACCGCTTACGCTCAATGGCAGGACTATCACACAGATAGTTATTGATGATATCAACGACTATATCAAGCGCAACGGCAGGTCGCCAATAAGGGCATAGGAGGTGCAGAAAATGAAGAGCAGAGGACTTATATTCGGCAGCGAAAGGGTCGCCACACCTGCGGAAGTGAGCTTTACAAACAACAAGATATGGTCGAACAATGCAGGGCGAACGGCTAACTGCAAAATGGTGGGCGATATAAGAGCCATAAAGAAAACTGTCACGCTGAAATGGTATCATCTCACAGGCGAGGAGACGGCAAAGCTCAATGAGTATATCTCCAACGTTGACAGTCCGTTTTTCAGTATCACGCTCCTTGATGAGACATTTCAGGAAAGCACTTTTGACGTTTATGCAGGCGACCCCACCTATGAGGTTTTCGGCTGGGATGAGAACAAGCAGTTCTGCAAAGGCGTTGCGGTGGACTTGATAATGCAGTAAGGGGGCGTTTGAATGTACAAAACAGGGGAGCTTGTCTCTCAGCGTATCGAGAGCTATTGCCGTACTTGGCGGCTGTGGATAGAGAATGCAGAGGGCGTTATATCAGGTGACAGCATTATGTCAGCTGATAGCTCCATGCAGGCAACAAGCCTTTCCGATGATATCGAGCTGGGTGCCGTGTGTTCGCAATCGTGGAACATGACCATAAGTGACACTGAAACAGCGTTTCTTGGTAAGGAGTATGACACATATCTGTATCTCGTAGACTACGAAACTAGCGGCATACTTTCAGACGAAAAGATACCAATGGGACGTTTCACCTGTGTAAAATCAAAGAAATCAGGCGGCAGTGTTCAGCTGACAATGGCGGACAGGCTGTACTTTTCAGACAAACCATATGTACCACACATACCTATGCCGAACTGGAATAAAGTAGTCGAGGACGACATTTGCAGACAGCTTGGTCTGCAAAACGGCAATGACTATACAGAGGTGCGGCTACTGCGTGACAAGAACGGCAGAAGGCTGATAGATAAGAACGGCAAGGTGCTGTACTCAAAATACTTTTACTTCAAGGTCAGCTCAGTGCCAAAGGACGTGACCATGCGCCAGATGCTGTCCTATCTGGCTTCTGCTCAGGGCGAGTTTGGGTATGTTGACAGGTACGGAAAGTACGTCCGAAAGTGGTATGGCAAGAGCGTGAAAACATTGGATAACAACACAATAGACCTGCCAACACTGTCAGAAAGGCAGAACGTGATATTCGGTATAGTCTGCAAAGTAAATGACGATACTACGCTGTCACTTGGCGTGACGGACACAACACAGGGTAGAGTTTTGGAGTTTGAAAATCCATACATGACAGAGTCACTTTTGCAATCTCTGTGGCGCAGAATAGGAGGTTTTTCATGGTACACTACCGAATTGTACCACAGACTTGGTGACCCACGTTTCGACATAGGTGACGTGGTGACCTACACCAACGGCACAGACAATTATGATATACCGATAACAAATTTAGGATTTAACTTTGACGGAGGGCTGAGTGCTGATATTTCAGCGGTAGGCCTGAGTGTTGAAGAACAGCTTTAAGGGGGGCGAGATAATGGCTGATGATTTGACATTGACACAAGACATCACAGAAAATGACTATCCTATGCAACACGCAGGTGAGGAAATCGATGAAATACTGAGCCGAGCCGGCAAGATACACTATGGCACTGTGGAATACAAGATGACGAAAGCGAATCCATTGATGCAGATACCGCTTGGACTGACCTTTGCACCTAAACAGGTAATAGCAACGCTACGGCAGACAGACACACCAACACCATATCAGAACTACTGCACCCACGTTTATGGGTCAGGAACGTCATACTATATGAGTGTCTGCATGGGAGCTAATAACGGGCCAACATTGGAAACCGTTCCAACAGGAACATACTATGTTGACTACATTGCAATAGAGTAAAGAGGGGTGATTAAATGACGATAACATTAAATGCAGATTATGACGTAACACTGAACACTGCATTGCTGGGCTATGTCGGTGAAACTAATGCCCGTCCTGTGTCGGTCGAAGGGCTGACAGTAGACGGCGCAGACCGCTATGTGTTAACGATAGACTACGGCGACGGCACTGCCTATGAGGTCGATATCACAGACGGCACATGGACGCCTACTGCTGATATCTTGCGGTCGGCGCAGACAGTCAGCTGTCAGATATGTGCAAAAAAACTGTCAGGCGATGAGTATATTTTAGTTAAAAAATCACGCATTTTCCGTCTGAGAATAGGTGCGGCTATCGGTGATAATGCCGTGCCGTCACCTGATGTGGCGATGGACGCACTAGACCGCATAGACGCCATAGGTAAACAGGCGCACGCAGATATGCAGACAGCCGTCACCGCCGCAGAAACAGCGACAACGTCTGCTGAGGACGCAAAGAAATCTGCCACAGCCGCAGGAGTATCAGCCGATACGGCAACGCAGGCGGCAAGCCGTGCTGAGACCGCAAAGGCGGCGGCTGAAACGTCCGCAACACAGGCAGACACCGCCATGCAGGGTGCAGAAATCGCACGTCAGCAGGCGGTCACTGCACAGAACGCCGCAAAGATATCCGCAGCCCAAGCATCAACGGCGGCACAGCAAACCACAGCTGATAAGAATATAACAGCAGGCTACGCTAAAACTGCTAAGACCAATGCTGACAGCACTGCGGCAGACAGACAGGCGGTGCAGGAAATGGCGGAACAGGTCACGGTTGACAAGGCGACAGTGGCAGAAAATGCCGCTAAGGTCGCAGAAGACAGAACAGCCGCTGAAACCGCTGCGCAGACAGCACAGGCGGTGGCTGACAGTTTGCCTGATGATTATGTGACGGCTGTCGGGAAGATAGCCGAGAATACAGCTGAAATAGCTAACGTAAAGCTGACGGATAAAGAGTTGCAAAGGCGTGTGGACGCACTGTATTCCATCGGTCAGGGTGTGACCCATAAATTTGAAACGGACAGCGAAACGGCGTATCAGAAAGCAGTGCCTACAGGTGGTAAGCTGATGAGCGTGAAGTCAATAGGCGGTCATTCTGAGGTCATTGACGGGGAAATTGTTAGTGCTGGGGTGACAGAGGTTGTGGAGCAGGGACGAAATTTGTTTGATGTTGAAAAATGTGCAGCATTAGGTCTGTATTACGGTTTTGAAATTGACACAAATAAAACACTACAAATAGCCCTGAAAGACGAAAAAACGTGTCCGACAAATGTGTCGTTTGGAATTGTGTATGTTCATGGCAACACAATGGCAAACTGGCTGATTACATCGAATGGTGTCAGAGAAACTATAACAAATTCTAGGGATATGACCGATTCAACACAAATTATGGTGGCATGTTATCCAGGTAACAAAGAAACCATGCAATCAATAGCTGACGCATTTGATATAATGCTTGTGGATGGTATATACAAATCAGATACCATGCCAGCCTACGCCCCCTACCACAGCAACGTTTACCCAATCCCAGAAACCATTAGGGCACTGCCTGGCTACGGTTGGAGTGCAGGAACGGCACGAAACTACGTTGATTATGAGAATAAACGATACGTTCAGTGCGTGAGCAGCGTTGATTTGGGGACGCTGGCATGGTCATATCGACCCGAACAGCAACGATTCTATGCGATTGCTGATAGTATAACAGGAAAATTTTCTGAATCGTTCGGAATCGTTCCAAATATAGTTGTCGCAAAATATGACATAGTTTGTTTCAATGATATAACGACTAAAACCGATAACATGAAGGCTTCTGCGGTAAAAACAGCAAATGATTATATAACTATACGGAACACCGCCTACACCGACGCTACCGCATTCAAACAGGCAATGCAGGGCGTAATGCTATATTACGAATTGGAAACCCCTATCGTCACCGACATTTCAGACCTGATACCTGATGATTTTCTACGAAACGTTGAGGTCGAAGCAGGCGGTTCAATCACGTTCAGAAGCAGCAACGACAGCTATCGCATACCTGTTCCGAACGAAGAAGAGTATATCGTGAAACTATCAGAAGTGGGAGATACAACATGACGGAGCTACAGAAGAAAATGATGAAAGCCGCAGGGCTGACGGAAGATAATTTCAGCAAACCAAAGGTCACCGAGATAGACAGGATAAAGGCAAACGTCGATTTTCTGGCTATGCTGAACGGTGTAGAATTGGAGGTGAGCGGTGATGAGTAAGAACTACGTCAAGGTCAAGAGGTACTATGACAGCCGTTTGTGGTCGGTTGCTATGGTAAACGCCGCCGTCGGCAAGTGGATCACGGCTGAGGAGTATGAGATGATAACAAAGGAGGTATACCATGAAGCAGAAGTTAGCGAAACTCATTGATGTAAAGTCCATTGTAACACTGTTCTTGACAGCGGTGTTCTGCGTGTTGGCACTGCGCCGCACGATTTCAGCAGATCAGTTCATCACGGTGTTTACTGTGGTGATATCGTTCTATTTCGGCACGCAGTCAGCCAAAAGAAAGTCAGGTGATGACGAGTGACGGAAGCAATTATCGTCGCACTGATAACAGCTGCTTCGGCGGTAGTGTGTCAGCTCGTTATAGCATCTAACAGTCGTAAGACTATGCAACAGGCGCAGTATGATAGCCAAAAGCTTATTGAGTACAAGATAGACAAGCTGTCTGAGCGTGTGGACAAGCACAACAGTGTTATTGCTCGCACCTATAAGCTGGAACAGGATTATGCGGTGGTCGCTGAACAGATAAAGGTCGCAAACCACCGCATCGAAGATTTAGAAAGGAAGTAATTTTATGGCAAAGACATTTAAGGGCATTGACGTTTCACAGTATCAGCAGGGCGTTGACTTCAAGAAAGTCAAGGCTTCAGGGGTCGATTTCGTTATCATTCGTGCTGGCTTCGGCAAGTACGCAAATCAGAAAGACCCATATTTCGAGAGCCACTACAAGGCAGCTAAGGCGGCAGGGCTAAAGGTCGGTGCTTACTGGTACAGCTATGCGGCAACTGTCGCTGAAGCAAAGGCAGAGGCTCAGACCTGTATCAACGCTATCAAGGGCAAGACGTTTGAGTATCCGATATACTTCGACCTCGAGGAGCGTTCACAGTTCGCAAAGGGCAGAGCATTTTGCAACAGCCTTGTCAAGACTTTCTGCAATGCACTTGAACACGCAGGCTACTGGGCAGGACTGTATATTAGCCGTTCGCCTTTACAGCAGTACATATCTGCCTCTGTTGCCAAGAGGTATGCCCTGTGGGTCGCTGAGTACGGCTCACGCTGCAACTACGGCGGAACATATGGTATGTGGCAGTACAGCTCCACTGGCAGAGTCAGCGGTATCAGCGGCAATGTTGATATGGACATCTGCTATGTGGACTATCCTGCGAAGATCAAGGCGGCAGGGCTGAACGGCTTTAAGAAGCAGGCTATCAGACCGACTAGCAAGCCGACTACAAGCTCCACAAAGAAGACAGTAACTTATACTGTAAAGCGTGGAGACACGCTCTCGGGCATCGCACAGCGCTACAAGACCACTGTTGCGAAGCTTGCTAAGAATAATGGTATCAAGAACGCTAATCTCATTTATGTTGGGCAGAAAATTAAGATTAAGTAGGTAGAATTTCAGCCGACAGGGATTATTCCTTGCCGGCTGATTTTGTTTTATTATTCGATTTTACCCTTCGCCATATCACTCTCAACGAGTTTATACAATCAAACTAGTTAAACTTTTACATTTGCTCTTGGCATAAGCCTTGTACCGCTCTTTAGTTGTACTGAGGGTTTCGATATATCTACCTGTTGAAGTGTGGTCATACAGCGTTGTATTTTCTGACCTGGACTATTTGACGGGTACTGAATAAAAGTTCTTATCAAAAATCAAGTAATTATTTCTTCATACAAAATATACATTTAAATGAGTGAAAATCTCACTTATATGTTGACTTTTTATTTAATATTGGGTATAATATAAATATAATAAGGAGGGATAAAAAATGTTGTTGCAATTTAGTTTTAAGAATTATAAGTCATTTAGAGATGACACAACATTAGATTTAACCGCCACGAAGATAACAGAATTCTCAGACAGGGTAGTAAATGTGGGGAACGAAAAGATTCTACCTGTTGCAGCTATCTTTGGTGCAAATGCAAGTGGAAAATCAAATGTACAGGATGCATTTAGATTTATGGCAACATATGTTATACAGTCTTTCGCTTTTGGTGGAGAATCAAATGACAAGAAAAACAAAACATATTCCATAAAACCAACGCCCTTTTTATTCGACATAAATAGTGCGAATGCCGAATCTTCTTTTGAAGTATATTTTATCGATAGTGAAGAAAGTGGAGCAAAGACATATAACTATGGATTTGTTTTAGATAAGGATGGTGTAGCAGAAGAATGGCTTAATTATGCATCGAAATCAGCAAGAGGTAAATATAAAACGATTTTTTATAGAAATATTAAGGAAAATGAATTGGATTTATCCGGTCTTCCAGCAAAAAGTAGAGAAAATATTGAAATTTCGCTTGAAAAAGAAACATTGATTGTTTCGTTAGGTGCGAAGCTTAAAATCAAAAAGTTAAAAAACATCAGAGATTGGTTCGTTAACCTTAATTTTGCAAATTTTGGAGAACCTTTTGAAAATCTGATTATGTCTCGCCTTATTCCGGATAACTTTGATAGCGATGAAAACGTTAGACATAATGTTGTTAAATATTTATCATCATTTGATGATTCTATTGTGGATTTCAATATTGAAAAAATACCTGATGATAGAGATGCAGTTGAAGATAGATTTAAAATAGAAACAGTTCATAAAATGATTGGCTCTGATGGCACAACCTCTATTCCTTTACATGATGAATCAGCGGGTACATTAAAAATGTTTTCGTTATATCCTGCACTTCATGATGTTTTGGAAACAGGAAGTGTATTGTTTATTGATGAATTAAATGCAAGGCTTCATCCATTACTTGTTCGCAACTTTATTATTACATTTTTGAATCCGGAGATAAATAAAAATCATGCACAGCTTGTATTCACTTCGCATGACTCATGGCAGCTAAATGGAAATTTACTGCGTAGAGACGAAATTTGGTTTACTGAGAAAAACAGCGATGGTATATCATCTTTGTATTCTCTTGCAGATTTTGTTGATGAAGATGGCACTAAAATTAGAAAAGATGAAAATTATGAAAAAAATTATCTTCTTGGAAAATATGGAGCAATTCCATCTCTTAAGATTTTGGATTTAATAAGGGGGGACACTCTTGAGCAAAGCTGATAGAAGCGGAACAAGAAAGGAAAGAAATCATTTCCGCAAACGTTCTCAAAAATTAGGTCACTATTTTATTGTCACAGATACTGAAGAGACTGAACAAAATTATATATATGGGTTGCGTGATTCGATTCCACTACAAATAAAAAATAATTTAGTAATTAAAGTAGTGAAAACAAGAACAATCGATTTAGTAGATAAAGCGATAAGCCTTGCATCACAACAAGCACAATATAGTGAGATATGGATTGTATTTGACAGAGATCAAGTAAAAGATTTTGATAATATTGTAAAAGATGCATTAAGCAAGGATGTAAAAGTAGGCTGGTCTAACCCATGTATAGAAATTTGGTTTCATGCATATTTTGGTTCAATGCCTGTGTCTACAGAATCAGTAAAGTGTTGTAATGATTTTAAAAAAGAATTTAGCCAAAAAACAAAACAACAATATAGTAAGGCAGATAAAGAAATATATATGAGACTTAACAAATATGGGAATGAAAATCAAGCAATAGAATTTGCGGAGCAAAGATTAAAGCAAAGAATTAAAGAAAATTCTGATGAACCATCACAAATGTTTGCTTGTACAACAGTTCACAAGCTTGTGAAAGATATTAAAGATAAAGCAGGTTTGTGA